AATACCCTAGCGATCCAAACTTTGACGAATTAGGATCGTTAGAAATAACCGATTCATTTATAGACGAGGCTAATCAAGTAACCGATAAGGCAAAGAATATCGTTAAGTCTAGGATTCGTTTTAAGCTAGACGATTACGACTTAATTCCTAAACAGTTATACACTTGTAACCCCGCTAAGAATTGGACCTACTCCGAGTTCTATAAGCCGGACCGAGACGCAGAACTAGAACCAAATAAAAAGTTTATTCAATCACTTGTTGACGATAATCCCTTTATTTCTAAGCACTATAAACAAAACTTATTAACTTTAGACAAAGAAAGTAAGGAGCGTTTACTATTCGGGAATTGGGAATACTTATCCGATCCTTCAAGCCTTATAGAATATGATAAGATTATTAATAGCTTTAGTAACACTTTTGTTAGTAGTGGCGACAAGTATATTACTTGCGACATTGCTCGCTTTGGTAACGATAGTACTGTTATTGGGGTATGGAGTGGGCTTAGGGTTAAAGTTTATAGGTACTCTAAAAAGTCGATAGTAGAAGTAGCTAACATAGTTAAGCAACTAATGGCCGAGAACTCGGTCCCTATTTCTAACGTTCTAGCAGATGAAGACGGCGTCGGCGGGGGTGCGGTCGATCTGCTTTCTTGCCGAGGGTTTGTAAATAATAGCACTCCGTTAGAGAATCCAATAAGCAGAACAAAAGATAACTTCGACAACTTAAAGAGTCAATGTTATTTTAAATTAGCCGAGAAGGTAAATAACGACGATATTTACATAGATTGCCCTTCTAACTTCAAGCAAATGATAATAGAGGAACTTGAACAAGTAAAGCAAAAGTCAGTAGATAGCGATACTAAAAAAGGGATTATCCCAAAAGACAAAGTAAAGCAACTTATAGGAAGGTCTCCGGATTTCTCGGATATGCTAGCTATGAGAATGTGGTTTGAATTTAAGCCTAAATTTGTCGTCGGAGTTTGGTAATTAAAAAATGTTAACTTTGAATAAATTATTCTATTATGGGTTTATTAGATATATTCTCGAATAAAAACAAATTAAATACTGTTTTACCTACCTATCCTACGGATTCACAAATAGCAATTCAACGAGGAATCGTTACTTGGCAAGGAGGAACTTCGCAAGCGTATGTAGCCGACGGGTATCAAAAGAACGATATAGTTTATTCGATTATTAAATTAATTACGGATAAAGCAAAGCTAGCGCCGTTCCACGTTTACAAAGTAGTAGACGAGGTTTCTGCTAAACGTTATAAAGCGTTAATGAAGCAACCGGATAAGGTAACTAATTGGCAAGAAATAGCGGACCTACATAAAAAGGCCTTCGAAATATATACCGGAGACGCACGTCTTAACGAGTTATTAAAATATCCTAATGCGGAAGATACTTGGTCCGATTTAGTAGAGCAATGGTGCGGATTTAAGTTAATGGTAGGTAACTCTTACATATACGCAAAACTTATCGAGTTCGGATCTAATCAAAACAAACCTTTTGAGTTATTCGCTTTACCCGCTCAATATATGGCAGTTATTGCAGATATAGAGGCGTTTCCTCCTATTAGAGTAGGTTATCAATTATATTTTGGTAAGTTATGGTCCTTTACTCCTAAAGAAATCTTACACGATAAATATTTTAATCCGGCTTGGAGCGTAACGGGCGCCCAACTTTACGGACAGTCTCCTTTAATGGCGGCGGCTAGAACTTTAACTAGATCCAACGAGGCAAAGACTGCGGCGGTTTCTGCGTTCCAAAATGGAGGACCGGCGGGAGTTTTATTTATGAAGGATAGTAGATTTGATCCTACAAGCGGTCAGCAACAAGCCCAAGCCTTAAAGACTGCAATAAGTCAAAAGGGAGGCGCTGAAAACTTTAACTCGATTGCTATTTCTGCATACGAAGTAGATTGGAAACAAATAGGATTAAGTCCGGTAGAATTAAATATCATAGAGTCCGAAAAGTGGGATATGAAAGCCCTTTGTAATATCTACGGAGTTCCCGCACAGTTATTGAATGATACTGAAAGCAAGACTTACAATAACCAACAAGAAGGCGAGAAAGCCTTAACGCTTCGTTGCGCTATTCCTTTATTGGATTCATTAAGAGACAATCTTAACCGTAAATTGCACTCGGATTGGGGTTATAAAGGAACCGACATTTACGTCGACTACGATATTAAAGTATACCAAGAATTAGAGTCTAATAAAGTAGATCAAGTAAATTGGTTAAATACTGCTTGGTGGATTCCGCCGGCGCAAAAAAATGAAATAATGGGAGTTAAGACTCCGGATTACATTCCTACCGAGGAAATGCAAAAATTATATATCCCTAGCAGTTTACAAGCTACGGACCAATTTCAACCCTTAACACTTCCTACCGATATAAAACCTTAAGTTATGGCTACCTTTGTAGAGTTTATTTCTCACTTACATTCGTCTAAGCAACAAGCGATAGTTTGGCACCACCAAACCGACAGTTATTCTATGCACAAAGCACTAAATAACTATTACGACGAAATACTAGAAGCCATAGACGAGTTAGTAGAAAGTACTAGCGGGATCTACGGAAGGCCTCAAAACTATTCAGTAGAAACGTTAGCAAACTATAAGGACAGTATGCAAGTTATGGCCTACTTTAAGGACCTTTACGCTTACGTACAAAAGGAACGTAAAAGCATTTATCAAGATACTTGGATTCAAAACCAAGTCGACGAAATAGCGCAACTAATAGCGCAAACTAGCTACCTATTAACTTTGAAATAATGGAAACTAAAAACTTCGATAATTTGTTAAACTCTTTAGAAGAGTTAAAGCAAGAAATAAAAAAGACTACCGGAATTAATAAAGCCGGAGTAACTTACGCTAACTCTTTAGTAGCCGACGGCAAGTTCAAGAAGCCTACTTCTTGGAACCACCCAACGCCCGCAGACGAGAACGCATTTATCGAGTCCGACGGTATGGCCGCTTATGGCAAATGGCACCTAGGAGTAGACGATAGCGTAGATCCTAGCCTTAAAGGACATTGGACCTATGTATTTACTAGCGACTTTAAGACAGTAGATAGAGCGGGCCTTATTGCTATTAGACAAAGAGCGGGACAAAATAAAGAGACGGCTATATTTGAGGCCGCCGGTAAAATACTAGATAAAATAGACGCCTAAATGATTTGGCAAAACTATAAACAACTTTATTGGAACGCCCTAAAACAATACTCCCCTAAATTCCAAAAGGAATTACAAAGACAAGTAGATACCTACTGCAAGACGGAAGACTATAACGCTATAAGTAGTAAAGGGATTAAAAAGACTATTAAGCAACTTCATACGGCGCTAGGTACTAAAATGGCGGGGATTGCATACAAAGACGTTAAGAAAGGAGTTAAATCCTTTAATGGTCCGTTAGAGACTAAGTCGGAATTAGTGGATCTATGGGCCTATACTATATTAACCTATCTAGAAACTAAAGGACTAGAGAACTTAGCCGAAGGAATAACCGACACTACAAAAGAACAAATAAGAAACTTTCTTATCCAAGCCCAAGAACAAAACTTAACAATGCAACAAGCGATCGCGCTACTTAGAACTAGCGGGATAACTAATTTTAGAGCCGAGTTAATTGCTAGGACCGAAACGGGAAGAGCGGCTAATATTGGATCAGTAGTAGGCGCAGTTTCTACCGGATTAGTTACGGTTAAAGAGTGGATTTCTACGCAAGACTCTAGGACTCGTAGGATTCCAAGGGATCAAACGGACCACTTGCACCTAGACGGAGTTAAAGTTCCACTAGACGATAAGTTTACAGTATTGGGAACTAAATATATCGACTTAATGTTGCACCCTTGCGACTCTACGGCGCACGCCGGAAACGTTTGTAATTGCCGTTGTACTTTAGGATATGAGGCACAAAGAGACTCTTCGGGTAAATTACTAAGACTAGAAAATAATCCGCCGCAAGGAGACGTTGGTAGGATTTGGGCAATATTTAATGATACAACGGGAAGACAAATAAAGGATCTAATTGCGGAGGCGTTACGATAAAAAAAAATAGTATAACTTTGAATCAAGAATAATTTATTTAGGCTATGAAAAAATACCAATTTAAAGACATAATCGCAGAGAAACAAGATTCTACTTATTCCGTTATGGACGTAGATAGTGCGCAAAGAAGAGTTAAAACAGTTTGGGCGCGTTGCGGAAATGTAGATTTAGATAATGATATTATAGTTCCGGAAGCGTTTACTAAGACGATTAGAGAACGCGGACCAATGGGTAAGAATTTAATTTGGTCCTTAGTGGATCATTGCGCAGAAATGGACTCGGTAATAGGTAAGCCGGAGCAACTTTACATAGAGAACGATATGTTAATAGCAATCACTCCAATAGTAGAGACGGAAATGGGCGAAGACGTTATTAAAATGTACGACGCGGGTTTAATTAACCAACATTCTATCGGCTTTAGTACTATTAACTCTAGCGTAGATAAAAAAGGAATTAGAACTATTACGGAATTAAAACTATACGAAGGATCTGCGGTACTTTGGGCGGCTAATCCGGAGACTCCGACTTTAGACGTTAAAAGCGAGGACCGTAAGAATAATCTTAACGATAGATTAGAAAAACTATTAAAGGCGTTTAAGAGTGGCCGTTTTACGGACGAGACTTTCGCATTAATGGAAATAGAAATAAAGAGAATACAATCCGAAATCTTAGAAATAGAAGTAGTTAAAGAAATCACTCTACCCGCAGTCGCAGTCGAGCCGGTAATAAACGAAACGAAATCTAACGAGGATTTATATAAGGCAATAAACAATTTTAATAACCTATTTAAAAAATAGACAAATGGAACTAGAAAATCAAATCGGCCAAATGGCCGAGAATGTTAAGTCTATCAAAGACGATACGACTAACGCAATCGCTGACTTAAAAGCGGACATCAAAGTAACTCGCGACGAATTACAAAACCAAATCGACGCGGCAGTAGTAGCTAGAAAACAAGCAGAAACAAAGACTACTAAGTTTATGGACGAGGTAATTATGGAGAAATTGGACGGTCAAATGGGCGAAATGGAAAACCAAATGAAAAAAAATGGTAAGTTCCGTATGGACCTAAGCGACGTTAAGACAATGACTTTAAGTGGTAACTTAGGCGGGGATCCCGTGGCTACTTATGCAGTTAACCAAGCTATTTACCCTTCTCAAAAGATTAACTTTAGAGACTTAGTTCCTACTGTTAGAAGTGCTACCGGTCTTTATGTTTTCTATCAAGAAAATATCGCAGACGAAACTAATAACATTAATTGGCAAACTGAGGGAGACGACAAAGCACAAAATAACTACTTCTTAACTGAGGTTAAAGTAGTAAGTGAGTACTTAGCCGGTTTCTCTACATTCTCTAAGCAAATGTTGAAATCTTTACCTTTCTTGACTCAAACTTTACCAAGAATGTTGCAAAGAGATTTCTTTAAGGCTGAGAACTATCAGTTCTTTAATACAGTAAGCGGAGCGGCTAGCGGTGTTACAACTGTAACCGGCACGGATTACTTAGGTCAATTAGTAGATTTAATCGCTAATCAAAAGACTGCAAACTTTAACGCTTCTTACATTTTAGTAAGTGAGGCGAATATGGCTAATATCTTAAAGAACACAATTAGCGCGGGTTATTATGCGGGTAGTGGTTCAGTAGTAGTAGGTCCAAACGGAGGTATTACTATTTGGGGCGTTCCGGTAATTTCTGCTTCTTGGGTTGCTAATGGTAAGGCTTTAGTTATCGATAGAGACTATATCGAGCGCGTAGAGGTAGAATCTTTAGCGATTGAGTTCTCTTACGAGAATGGTACTAACTTCCAAAAGAACTTAGTTACTGCGCGTATTGAGTGTCAAGAGGAAATTAACTTAATGTTAAACTCTTCTGCAATCTACGCTAGTTTGTTAGACTAATGGTTTAATAGATAGTAATAAATTAGGGGTGTAGCTAAAAACTACGCCCCTTTTTTATATAAGAAATAAATCAGTAAATTTGTAAAAAAGAGGTTATGTATAATTTTATAATAGATCACTTTCTAGAGTACGACGGAGAAATAATAGAACCCGTAACCGTAGAGGAGGCTAAATTATATTGCCGTGTTACTAATTCAATAGAGGACGGTTTGTTCGAGGAACTTATAATACAATCTAGAGAAGCAATCGAGAAGGCTACTAATTTAAGTTTGGTCCCTAAGATTGCTACTGTATGGTTTAATAACTTGGCCGGAATGTTTCAATTTCAATACGGACCAATGCAAGAATTTACCGAATTATTAGACGCCGAAGGGAACGAAATCGCTCCGGCTTATTATAGATTAGTAGGAGGACAATATCCTAGTTTAATGCGTCCTTTATGGCCGCAATTAAAAGCTACTTATTCTTGCGGGTTTCCTAATGGAGAACTTCCTAAAGAACTTAAAATAGCTATGTTAGATCAAATTAACTACGGCTACGAAAATAGAGGAATGGACGTCGACGATATGGGTATATGCGAAAAGACTTGGCGAGTTTGTCAACGTTGGACTAGAACAAGCCCAATTTTATAAATATGAGAATAGGATTACATAAAGACAATTACGTCGACGCTAACTCTATGAATAGACAAGTCGGAGTATACGTTCCTACTAGGACTAGCGACGGCCAAGGAGGCTTTACTACTACGTTTGCTCTACAAGAAACAGTTTGGGGAGACTTTAGGCCCCAAGATCAAAATAGAGGCTTATTAGAGGCGGAACTTAGTTTTACTAGGTTTGCTAAGTTATTTATTCGCTTTGGGCTTGTAATTAACGATAATTACCAATTAGAAGTAGAAGGACAACGATATACGATACACTCCCTAAAGGACGTAGATAACGCTTATCGATTTTACGAAGTTTTAATGTATTATTAAATGGCCGGATTTGCTTTAAATTTAAGCGGGTTAGATAACCTTACTAAAAGGCTAACTTCTTTAGAGAATAATCTAAGGATAGAAGTAGCGGCGGAAATGTCTGCTAGCACTTTACGCATAGAAACAAAGGCAAAGAGAAACGCGCCCGTTAACTTGGGTACGTTAAGGCAAAGCATACACTCAATAAGCGATACCGGAGGGCTAACGCATAGAGTAATAGCGAGCGCAAGTTACGCGCCTTATGTAGAGTTTGGGACCGGAGGGAAGGTAAGCGTTCCGGCGGGATATGAAGATTACGCCTTACAGTTTAAAGGCAAAGGAACGGGAACTTTAGAGGACTTTATCCAAGCCTTAATAGTATGGGTAAAACGTAAAGGATTAGCGGGAACTTATCAAGCTACGGCCTATAATGTTTCTACTAGAAAAGCTAGTAAGATAAAGAGAACGGGATCGGCAAAAACAAAGAGTAGCGAAGACGAAAAGTTAGCTAGATTTCTAGCCTATAAAATACTTAAGAATGGATTAAGAGCGCAACCGTTTTTAATCCCCGCTTATGAGGAAGAGAAGCCGTTACTATTTAACAAATTAAAAAAGTTATTAAATGCTTAACCCTAATATAGATATAAAAAAATGGTTTTATACTAACTTAGTTAGTATAACTGAATTAGACGTTTACGACGGTATGGCACCGGAAGGAGCCGGATCGGAATACATTATTTTAGACGGTAGAAGTTCAAGTCAAGAACAAGGTAAAGCGGGTTATACTAACTCCGTAACTATGACCGTAGACATTGTTACAAAAAATGCTAACTTTGGTTATAAAAGAGCGGAGACTATAAGCGATTTAATATTAGCGAATATCAATTCCGACACTACGATAACACTATCTAACGGTTTTTACTGTTCTAGTTTATTCGTTCAAAGTGTAAGAAATATAGACGGATTAAATCCAAAAGATAACGTTTTTAGAACATTAATAATATATAATTTAACAATAACTCAAAATTAAAATCAAATAAAATGGCAGAAACTAAAGTATCGGCAAGGGACTATATCCTATTAGCTGACATAGACGGAGACTCAACATTTAAGCCCGTTGCTTGTCTTACCTCTAACACAATGACTTCGACTGTTAACACAATCGACGCAACTTCTAAATGTGGGGACCAATTCCAAGCGGGACCGGCATTTACACAATCTTTTAGAGGGGAAGGCTTCGCAATAGACGAAACCGGTACTCCTTCAAAAGACAGTTATCAACAATTATACGCGGCGCACGCGGCTAGAACCTCTTTCAATATGAAAATGGGTAAGGCTACTCCAACTGCGGGCGATATTGTTTATAGCGGTCAAGTGTTTATTTCTAATTTCGACGTTAACGCGGCGGATAAAGACGACGTTAAGTTCTCAGCGACTTTCGTAGTTACTTTACCTCCATTAACTCAAACGGAAACCGCATAAAAAATAGTTAGTATGTATAAAATGTTATTGAAGCAAAAAGAAATCCACTTAAAGTGGGGGACTTGGGCTATGCGTAGGTTTACGGATAAAAATAAGATCACAATAGATCAATATTTCGACGTACTTACAAAAGCCGCCTATGACCTTAATACGTTAGTACAGTTAGTTCATATTGGATATGAGTCGGCTTGTACTAGCAATAAAGAGGAAATAGTATTTACGGAAGACGACGTTTGCGATTGGATAGACGAGGTAGGAGGAGTATTTAGACAAGACGGTCCTTTAGTGGACTACATTAAATACATAGTAGATAATACGTTATTACAAGTAAGTAAAGGCCCCGAAGTTAAATCGGAAAAAAAAAAGAGTAAGCCTTAATTGGGACGACGTTTTAGTTAAAGCGGCTGAATGTGGAATAAGGCCTAGCGAGTTTTGGGATATGACTTGGAAGGATTATAGTATAATCGTTTTAGGTGTCGAAAAAAGAGAGTTAAACGAATGGGCTAGAACTAGAAATCTAGCCTATATCATATACCTAAGCAATACGGCGGAGCAATCCCCTAAGTCGCTTCAAACGTTTTGGCATATTCCGGATTTAGACGATAACGTCCAACAAGAAGAGAAGGTTATGTTAACTGACACGCAGTTAGCTAATACGTTAAAATTGTACGGAGTAAACTAAAAATAAAATGGCCCAAGAAACTTTACAACTGATAATAACCGCCGATAATAAGGAAGCCTTAAAGGCTATCGAGGATTTGGCAAAGTCGACGGCGGGGTTAAAGACTAAGTTTGTAGAGGCTAAAGGCGGGACGGATCAAGCTACGCAATCTTTAATAAATTTATCTAGGGTAGCGCAAGACGCCCCTTATGGATTTATAGGTATAGCGAATAACCTTAACCCTTTATTGGAATCATTCCAACGATTAAGGGCCACGTCTACGTCAAATAAAGAAGCGTTCCAAAGTTTATTATCGGTTATGACCGGACCGGCCGGTATTGGGCTAGCCTTGGGCGTAGTTTCGTCTTTAATGGTAGTCTTTAGCGAAAAGTTATTTGGAGGTAAGAAGGCCGCAGATGAAGCTAAAAAGGCCCAAGAAGAGTACGCTAAGGCATTGGAGAAATCTAAAGTAGCCGCAGTAGAACACGGATTAAAATTAGAGAACCTTATTACACTTGCTCAAAATGCTAACTTAACCGACGCAGAACGAGTAAAAGCGCTTAACGGTGTTAGAGACGTTCTTAATGGAGTAAGTAAAGGTTACGGCGATCAAATTAAAAATATAGACGACGCTAAAGAAGCAGTAAAACAATATACGGCGGCGCTTATTCAACAAGCTATCGTAGAACGTTATAGAAACGAAATAGCAGATAAGTCCATAGCTTTAGCAAAGACGCAAGAAAATGTAACTAAAGCTAGAGCGCAACTTATGTCTTCAATGACGCAAGCCGGTCAAGCGCCTTCTAGTATTGGGGCCTCTATGGAAATAGAGTCAGCTAGTAGAATGGATAAGGTAACTTTTGCGGCTAAACAGTTAAGAGACTTAAAGACGCAAGCAGTAGTCCAAGCTAACGAAATTTTAAGCGTTACTAATCAAATGAACTCGGCTTTAGAGAAAGGATCGGAAAGTCCTTTATTCCTTGCATTAATGGCGGGCAATGGTAAGTTAGCCGGAGGAGGAAACGGAGCCGCAGATAAATTAACCGAAGTTCAAAAAGTATTAAAGAACTTACAAGAAACTTTAAATAGCGCTCAATTTCAGTTATTAAATGGAATGATTAACGAGAAGGGCGGGAAGGATTCTTTTGCCGTTCAATCGTTAGAGGCCATTTATAAAGCTATCGAAAAAATAGCGGGAAGTAAAACGCAAGAAGCGCAAAACGCACTTAAACAATTACTAGGATCTGCGAAGGAGTTAGAGGATAAATATTATAGCGGTAAGCCGCAAGGAGACACTTCGGACACTTCGCCCGTTCTTAGAGACGTTTCGTTTCGTACTACTGATAAGTATACGGGAGGAGCGCAAAAGGCTTTAGATCCATTAAGGACCGCTAGAAATGAAGTGGCTATTAATAAAATGATAGCAGAAAACGACGCGGAAGGAATGGAAAAAAGAAAGAAAGCCTACGAGAACTTTGCCGACACAGTTTCCGGAATGGCTACTAACGCTATTATGGGTTTTTTTGACGCTCTTAAAAACGGACAAGACGTAGTTTCTGCTTTAGGCGATCAATTCTTAAGACTTGCGGAAGATATAGCGGCTATGGTTATTAAGGCCGCAATTTTTGAGGCTATTATGGCGTCTTTAAATGCGGGAACCGGAGGCGGATCGGGGATTATTTCTACTCTTTTTAATATAATACCTCACGCAGAAGGAGGGATTACTAATGGTCCGCATATTGGATTAGTAGGAGAAGCCGGTCCGGAAGCTATTATTCCTTTAAGTAAATTATCGGGTATGTTAACCCAAACTTTTAACGCGGGATCTATGTCTTCGGGTAGAGGATCAAGCGGCGGCCACTTTGTACTAAGAGGTCAAGATTTATTACTAGCGACAAATAGAGCGCAGAAAGCGTCTAATTTAAAAGGACAATCAATATCTTTAGCATAATGTACGGGTTAAGATATACTATAAGCCAAATTCTACGAAATGAGAACACTCAAACGATAGAAATTTACGAGTTTGGGTACGCCGACGATATAGTTAAAACCTATACTCCTTCGGCTATTATATTACAACCTAACTCTTCGGAAGAGTACCCTTATCCTACTATAATAAGTTCTCAATTAAATTTTACTATAATATTAGAAACTCAAGACGACTACGACCAATTTCCGGACGTACTTAGTAAGAACGATCGTAAATATTGGGTAGTTTATAAAGAGGAGTCTACTGTTATTTGGAGGGGTTTTTTATTTAATGATTATTCCCAAATAGGTTTTAGTACCGGAATAAATGAAGCGTCTTTAGTTTGCGTAGACGGAATTTCGTTTCTGCAAGATCAAGAATATCAATTCGAAGTAACTGATAGTATTAATACTACTCAACAATGGTTAGATTTAATATTTGTAGGGTTAAGGTTTTTAGGCTATCCGGAGGACCTTTATTTAGTTATAGCTTGCTCGTTTTATGCGGAAGGAATGTTAAATCGAGAAGACGGAGACTCTAACGAACCATTCGCGCAGACTTATCAATATAGGAGGGATTTCGTAGGAGTTAGCTTTTACGATATTATCGAAAATATGCTAAGGACTTTTAATTGCAGAATGTATCAAGCTAACGGCGATTGGTGGATTACTTCTACTATGGAGGTAGCGGCCGCGACTAGGTATTATACTAAATACGACGTAGGAACTTACGCAACGATAGATAGTTCGGGAGTTTTAGATAATGTAATTAATATAGCCCCTTACGAACTTGGTAACGTTCATTTTATAGATAATAGCCAAACTAAAATATTAAGAAAGGGATTTTATAATATTCAATTAAGGAATAGATATACTTCCCCTATTAATTTAATACATAATGCAAACTTAAAAGAAATAGTAGGAGGAACTCCTCCTATTCCGATTCCGCCTTTGTCTGCTTATGGTTGGTTTGTTGGACTTAGTGGAACGGCTACGGCTACGGTTATCGTTGACGAGTACGAACAGTTTAATAGTTACTTTTTATCGGCGGGAACGGGAGACGCTTACTTACAAATATCGGGCGGCGTTGCGCCTTATTTATATACTCCTTACGTTGGGGGATTCCCTTTAAATTTTAGCGTTCAACATAAGAACTCGGTAAATATGAAGATCCAAATAGCTTTATTAAATACGGGATCGGGAAATAAATATTTAGATAATAACGGAGTTTGGCAAATATCGTCTTCTACATATATAACGTTTCCGGCTTGGGACGCTAAAGATCCTTGGGCTACTTTTAGTTTAACTATACCTCCTTATTTTGTTGGATTATTTAGTACTACTTTTTTAATGGGACAGTTAAATATTAAAATATTAGTAGAGAATAATAGTACTCAAGTTAGAAATTTTGTATTAACGCAAAGTCAAACGGATATACAATACGCAGTAGTAGCTAACGAAACAACGGAAGATAAATCTACTCTTAAAGTATTTGAGGTTCCTTACGGACAACTTTATCCTAATGCTAACGGTATGCAAGTTTTAACGTTAGGTTCTTTATATGATTATAACGGTACATTCTTAAAGAATTGGTATTTTGAATATCTAGGAGGAGCCGGAGGAGCGCAAATTCTAAATAGTATAGCTTTTCAATATGTTAAAATTTATCAAAGAAATATAGCTACTTTAGAAGCGGACCTAGGATCAATACAAGCCGATAACGGATATATTAATTTAGATAAAGTTTATACGGTAACCGATCCTTCTACGGGTAACTTATCTTATAATGGCAAACAGTTTGCTTTAAATAGACTAACTACTAACTCTTATTACGATCAAGTTAAGGGAGTTCAACTAATAGAGATATTTTACGACGACGAAGTAGTCTTTACATTTATTCAATATATTACCGATACGGGACAACTTGGGCCTTTTTGGAATCTACAATTAAATATTTTTTAACTTTGATATATGGCAAATCCGGTAAATGGTAAAAACGTTATGCTTTATTGGCATAGAACGGACGTAGATCCGGAAGTAGACGTCGCGTTTGCTTGCTCTACGAACTGTTCTTTTAGCGTTAACGTAGATCAAGTAGAGGTAACCTCTATTACTTCGGCTTGGTTCCGACAGTATAAAAATGATATAGCAACTTGGACCGTATCTTGCGACGGATTAGTTATTTTAAACGGGTTTTCTTATTTGTTTATGCTTAATAAACAATTAGCTAGAGAACCTATCGAAATTAACTTCGTAATAGACAACGGAGCGGACGGATTAGTAATAATAAACGGAATTTGTAATATAACTAGTATAGGTATTAACGCTCCTTATAAAGACGCGGCTACTTATAACGTTAGTTTACAAGGGACCGGCGCTTATGGTACTACGGGAACTAGTATTAATCCTAGCGGTATTATTATTCGCGGAGGATATGTTTACAATAAGGAATATACGGCGGCGGGTGGCGAGACTACAATTACTTGGGTAGATATGATTGGGAAGGACTGCGTTTATGTATCTAGAGGCGGTATAGACTGTCAAGGGATTATAACTAGCGGAACTCCGGTAAATGAGCAAGTTAAATGGAATAGTACAACGGGAGTACTTACATTTAGTAGGGCCTTAGATAGTGGGGAATTTGTTAGAGGTTTGTTTAATTAGATAAAAAAAGTAAAATGAGTAACCAAATAGTTATAACAAGCGGAGCCAAATTAAGGGACTTAGACGACGTTATCGTAGGAACCGACGGTATATTATCGTCCGTAGCCTTTAACGTCGCTAATGGGGTTCCTAGGCTTGACGAGAACGGTAAGATTCTAGTAAGTCAGTTACCTAATTCGGTTATGGAATTTAAAGGAGTTTGGAACGCGGCTACAAATACGCCGTATTTAACTAATGGAGTAGGTAACGCGGGGGACGTTTGGTTATGTAACGTTGCCGGAACCGTAGACTTCGGGGCCGGTCCTATTGCTTTTGCGGTAGGCGACTACGCAGTTTATACGGGGACAGTTTGGGCTAGATCGTCGGGAGCAACGGGAACCGTAACTTCGGTAGGTGTATCTAGAGACGGAAACGCTTTAGCTATTACCGGTTCTCCCGTAACTACAAGCGGTGTAATAAATTTAGGTTTTAGCGGGGATAATACACAATATATTAACGGAGCGGGTAACTTAACTACGTTCCCAAGTTTAACGGGGTACGTTCCTTATACCGGAGCGACTAGTAGCGTTAATATAGGTAATCATTCATTTATAGCAGATAACGGGACTTACAATACGGAAATGTCTCCTTCTTATTTTGGTGTTCAAAATAACGCCGAAACTATATTTGGTTTATTAGAATATAATAAATTAACATTAACGGATAATAGCGGACTAGGTTCGGTTATGGAAGTAAACGCTTTAGGCTTAGTTTTTCCCGACGCAAGCGTACAAACTTCGGCCGCTATTGATTCTTTAAACGGATTAACGGAGCAAGTGCAATACTTCGGGACCGGAACGAGTGGAACGGACTTTAATATCGTTTCTAGCATTGATACGCATACTTTTAATATTCCTTCGGCTTCGGCTACTGCTAGGGGTTTAATTACTACCGGAACGCAGACAATAGCGGGAAGTAAAACTATAACGGGAACTACAACTTTTACCGGAGGTCCTATTTTATACGAGACTAATTTAACCTACTCAAATTCGGGTTATACTTTAGTATTACAGTCTCCGACTTTATCGGTTAATAGGACGGTTACTTTACCAAACGGAACGGGAACTCTAGCTTTAACTAGCGATATTTCTTATCCGGTAACTTCCGTATTTGGTAGGACCGGCGCAGTAGTAGCGAATAGCGGCGATTATACGACTACGCAAGTAACGGAAGGCACAAACTTATATTTTACTAACGCAAGGGCAAGAACTGCGATTAGTCTTACGACTACGGGATCTACCGGCCCTTCTACTTACGATAACAGTACCGGAGTTTTTAATATACCTAATTACGCGGACCAATACGTCGGAACGGTAACGAGCGTAGGTTTGTCGGCCCCAACGGGCTTTAGTGTTTCCGGTTCTCCGGTTACTTCTAGCGGTACTTTAGCTTTATCTTTTGCGAGTGGTTATTCTTTACCTACTAATATTAAGCAATCAAATTGGGACGACGCCTATACTTGGGTAGCGGCGTTTCCTACTCAAACGGGAAATAACGGTAAGTTTTTAACTACGGACGGATCTAGTTTGTCTTGGGCGGCTAATCCTTTAGGAACCGTAACGAGCGTAGCTATGTCAGTACCTACGGGATTAAGTGTATCGGGAAGTCCAATTACTACGAGCGGAACTCTAGCGGTTACTTTTGCTAGCGGATATTCTATTCCTACTAACGCTTCTCAAACTAATTGGGACACGGCTTACACTAATAGAATTGCTAGTTTAACTACAACGGGATCTAGCGGAGCCGCAACTTTAATAAGTAATACTTTAAATATTCCTAATTATGGTTCGGCGTTAAGTTCTTACGTTCCTTATACGGGAGCGACGGGCGCAGTAACTTTAGGGGCTTATTCTTTAACGGCTACGGGTATAACTGTTTCTAAATCTGCGGGGATTTCTACTATAACATTCCCGGCGGGAACTAATGATCCGGCTTATATTCAACACGAAGAGTCAACCGCTAATTTGGGAATAATGCGTTTTAGTGTTGGAGACGATAACGATACA